CCAATATAATTAGGTGTAACAGTTGTATGATATGTTGGAAAAATTCCAACTTCCATATATGCAGATGCTTCTTGAGCATTAGCCTGAAATTCAAAATACCATTTCCCAGCACTTACCGCTATTGTAGATGCAATAATTTGATTTCCTTCTGAAGCTAAAGCACCTTTTAAATTTCCCTCTGTAAAAGTAACATTATCTGATCTTGCAAAAAGAGGATTCATAGTTGCAAAATTATTAGTGCAAGTATCAGTAGCTTGATCTGTTGCGGCTAGATTAGTTTCTGTCCAATCTGTTCCACCATTAGCATCATTTCCAAGATTACTACTATCTTCAAAGTCAAGATAGAATCCATTTGTACCAGCAGTTAATCCTGATACATCTATCGGCTTCCAAATTCTAGGACTATCTTCATCAAACTCTCCAAATGAAGTTGGTGCTAAAGATTGGTTATTAATCATACACACTTCAGCAATATAACCATCAAAATATTGGCTTGAGCCACTTGTTCCAATGTAATGATTATTGTCTCTACCTATATCTCCTGTTTCATTTAGAGTTGGATTTGTGTCTGTTGCAAAAGAGGTTTCTTCTGTGCCATTAATATACATTCTCATTCTATCTCCTGCGGTACTATCTGTTGTGTCCAATCTGCAAACTAGATGATACCAAGCAGAAACATCACGAAACTTTCTATTAGTTTTTAATACACCTTTATTTGAGCCATCTTCATTATCAAAAACCCATTCAAGTTGGTCGTCTGTTCCAAACTTTATATAATCGTCCATTCCACTATCTATAACACAAAAAAGTCTTTGAGCAGTTCCTAGTGTTGATCTTTTAAACCACATTGAAAATGTCCACTTGTTTAATGTGCCATCACTTCCAAAATTTATATTTAGTTTTGGACTATCGCCATCATTATATCTAACAGAGTTAGCTACATCATAACCTGTTGCTAATCCTGAATTTACATTTCCTGATGGAATTGTTGGTAATGGCATTTTAAATCTCCAATGTTGGAAACTCGCCTAATGGTCTTTCATATACAGGATTTTCTTCTGTGCCTGTATTAACATAAGCATATAGAGTTGCTAAAGCATCTACATCACTTGCATTATCAATAGCAGTTTCCATTTCGTTTGATCTTGTTCTTACATTTGCTCTAAAAGTTGATACTGCACTTGGTACTGAATAATCTTCTACATCAGTTGCTTTAATAACATACCAATCTGTCGGTGCTAATAAACCACTAGCTTGATTTTTAATAATTTGTTTTTTTTGAGATTTTAAACCTTTAACTTTAACATCACCTACTTCTTTATCGTCAGGCATATCTCCATTATCAGAATCTTCTTGTGTCCACAAACTATCTGCTAATTGTTTTGGTGTTGCAGTTCCATAACTTGCAGTAACTTGTCCATCTGCATAATCAAAAGATTGGTTTGTATTAATGTAGTATTCTTCATCTTTTTTGTTAGAATTATCAAATACTACTTCATAGATTCCAATGGCTTCTCTTTCTTCGTTAGTCCATCTTGAAGAAAAGATATTTCTTGAATGACGAACATCTCCAATAACCATAGTTTTTGGATTATTAATTATTTTTACTACTGCGTTATCTTCTACTAATGCCCACATATTTTAACTTTCTGGTATGTTTAAAGTTCTACCTACTTCTTGCCAAATAGAACCATTGTAACGGAAAACAAAAATGTCTGTCTTGCCATCTGTATCTGTTGTCGTTGGAGCAGTATCAGCCGAAAAATGGTATATTGCGTTCCACGAAAAAGTATGACTTCCATTAAAATTAACTTCTATACAAATAAACGCACCCTCAACTGCATTACTTGGTGCAGATAAAGTCGTATTTTCTGATGTTTGATGATATGCGTTAGGTGCGGCTTGGGCATCCCACGCAACTGCGTTCGATGATGAAGTTAATGCTTGTTGAGGAATGTAAGCTAAATCATTAAACTTAATTGCTCCTGTTCCATTTGTTGTAATATCTATATTGCCATTTGCTCCATCAGTTATCGTTATGTTTCCAGAGTTAGTTCCTTTATTTGTGTCTAAAACTAAATCGTATGTACCACTTGTTGTTAGAGTTGCTGAAGCCGCACCTGTTCCTATAACAACTTCTCCAGAGCCTTTTGGTTTAATATGTAAATCAACATTAGTTTCTCCACTTGCTCCGAGAATAGGTGGATTACCTGTTGCCGCATTTGTAACTTCTAATTCATTAACTGCTGAAGCAGTTGTTTGAAATATAATTTGTTCAAGACCATTTTCATCTCCAATAAAATGAGCATCGTCTATTAAAATATTGTGTGAGTTAGTATCTAAATTTCCACCGAGTTGTGGAGAAGTGTCATTAACTAATTCTGTTGTAACTGATGAGTCTATAAAATCTACTGTGTTTGCAGAAGTATTAATATTAAATAAAGTTATGGAGTCTGACCCATCGTAATATTTAACAGTATGTGTTCCAGCCGAACTAGAATCTACCCACATACTCCCAGCCGCTAAACTTGCTGGTGCTGAAGTCGCTAAATTAGTCGTGTTAATTGCACCAAGTATATTATTAAGTTCAGTACGAAACGCACTAAACCCTTGATTTGCTAAACTGTAATCTGAAACTGAACTCATATTTATTTACCTATACTCCTATTTTTACATTATTACAATTAAGATTTCAAACCATATCCTTTGGCTACATAGTCAAAAGTTCTATTTTGAGCAGAAGCAGAACTATTATAAAAAGTTATTGTAAATCCTGTTTTTGTTTTGCTCGTAATTGCATAATAATCTCCTGTCGCCATATTCTGAGCCGCAATACCAATCGCTGGAGAAGCATAAAAAGCATTTGAATAAGTTATTGCTTTTGCTCCAGCACCACTAACAACATCTTCTTCACTTTCTAATCTTTTTTCCATTACTAATTTAATTTGCATTTTAGTAACTTCAGGTCTTGCTTTATTATCTCCACTTGATAATTTCAACCTAAATTTAAAATATCTTCCTTTAATAGTAGATTGTTGAGATATGTCTTGATAAGTGGTTATAGCATCTAAAGAACTTGTACTAGACCCAACTTGTAAAAACGCATCGCATTGAGAGCCAGAACTACCATCAAAAGGTGCTGGTGCGTCATCAAATAAAGAAGCACCTCTACCACTATCAAATAAATCGTATAAATCGTTTGCTATCATATCAACAGTTGCCTGAAAAGTTGCATCATAATTGGCATCTAAAGATAATGTATTCGAGCCAATATAAAATCCTGATGATTCTATATTTGCATTGTAATAAGTTGGATTTGAAGTCGTGTCTGTTCCACCTAAGTCAAAATCTCCCTCTGCTGAATCAAAATTTCCTACTGTTGAATCAAATAAAGTTATTGTGTCTAATGTTGCTATTTGTGCATTATCTGAGTTTGTTCCTTTAACGCAATCTCCATCAAAAGTACCATTCCAACTTTGCCCTGTAACTGCACTTGCAGTTTCTTCATTTAAAGTAAATAAAGGTGCTGAAAAATGTTCAAGACTTGAAATATTAGAATATACGATTGTTTCATTTGCAGATTCATTTCCAAGTTTATCAACTGCTTTAATAAGAAATGCTCCTGTCCTTGCATTAATGGTAACACTATTAGATTTTCTTCTAACAACTTGGGTTAAGTTTGTTGACCCAGCCCAACTAGCATTACTCGTTACATCTTGATACCTAATTGCATAATAAGATACATCTAAATCTGCAACAGGTGTCCATTGTAATTGCATTTGATTTGAACCAACCATTGATACAGATAAAGTTGAAACATCTGCTGGAGTATCTGTTGCACCTATTACAGTATGATTTGCTGATGTATAAGTAGATGAAACTCCTAAAGCATTTATAGCTTTAACTCTTACATTATAAATTTTACCATCAACTACATTGAGCATTTCATAATTTAATTGTGTTCCTTTACCTAAAATTTTGTAATCTGATTCTGTGCTTTGTTTAGCTTCAACTTGATAATATTGAACAAATTTATCTGTTGAAACTCCTACTGCAATATTTAATCTTGTTAAAACAACTCCATCTGAATACTCAACTAATTCATCGGAAAGTGTTAATGAAGCTGGAGCAGTAACAGAATATGGATTTGGAAGTGTTGTACTTGGTGTTGAAGCAACTTGTGTTTTTGTAGCCCAAGTATAATGTGCGTCTTGATGAATAACTAAGTTAAGATTAATAGTAAAATCTTCATTAAAAGTCATTCCTATAACTCTATGTGGTTTTGCAGAATAACCTAAAGACGATAATGTTATATTTACTATATCTCCTATTGCTAAATCATAAGCATCAAACCCTACTGTTAATTCTAATCCTTTTGAATCTCTTGATCTTCTTAATATAACTTCTGCAAGCTCCAAAGCCTGATAGGGAGAAGTAATTGTACTAAAGTCAAATCTTCCCTCTAAAAGAAATCCACCATCAGCAGTTTTCATAGTTGCGTGTTGATCTGCTGAAGCATAAGCACTATCATCTATTTCAGGAAATTGTACTTCGTCAACTTGGTAATTTCTATCAGGGTTAATAAATGAAACTATAACTCTATTATATTTTGTAGATTTACTTTCACTTGCTAGTGTATAGCCACCTATAATATCATCTTCTGTTAAAGTTATAGAAGCCGAGCCTGTGGTTTCAGCAATTAATTTATATTTACCTGATGAAAAAGGTAAATATGATCTTGCACCTTTTGTTAATTCTCTAACATTATCAATTACTTTTCTTGAAGTATCTATAAC